ACTTATCGCTTTTTGGAGATTTATCATGCCTTTAGGTACAAATAATGTGACAGTAACGACAGCGGCAACCTTCATTCCTGAAATTTGGAGTGACGAAATTGTTGCGGCTTATAAGAAGAACCTCGTTTTAGCAAACTTGGTTATGAAGATGTCTTTCAAGGGCAAGAAAGGTGATGTAGTTCACGTTCCTGCTCCTACCCGTGGTTCAGCGTCTGCAAAGGCGGCTGGTTCACAAGTAACTTTGATTGCCGCAACGGAATCAGAAGTTCAGGTAGCAATCGACAAACACTATGAATATAGCCGTTTGATTGAAGACATCGTAGAAGCACAGGCTTTAAACAGTCTGCGTAACTTCTACACAGCAGATGCTGGTTACTCTTTGGCTAAACAAGTCGATACAGACTTGATTAACCTTGGACGCGAAACCAATGGTGGTGCTGGTACAAACGCCTATGCAACTGGTGCGTTTATTGGTGGTGATGGTACGACTGCTTATGTTGCCGCAAGCAACAATGAGTCAGCCTTAACTGATGCCGCTATTCGCCGCACCATTCAGCGCTTGGATGACAACGATACTCCTATGGATGGTCGTTTCTTCATCATCCCACCCTCAAGCCGTAACACGCTAATGGGCTTGGCACGTTACACAGAACAAGCATTTGTTGGCGGTACTAACAATACCATCCGCACAGGTGAGATCGGTAACTTGTATGGCATCCCTGTGTTTGTCTCAAGCAATTGCGACACAGCATCAGGTTCTGCTAACGCTCGTGTTTGTTTGATGGGACACAAAGATTCTTTGGTTCTGGTTGAGCAAATTGGTGTGCGTTCACAAGTCCAGTACAAGCAAGAGTACCTTGCTACGCTGTTCACATCTGATACGTTGTATGGCGTTCAGATTCTCCGTGATGCGGCAAGCACAGGTGCGGCTAAGTCTGCATCTATGTTCGCTCTCTTAGTTCCTGCCTAATTGCAGTTGCGCCCCTCGCCCTAGTGGTGGGGGGACTTTTTTAACCTAATTAGGAGAAATTATTATGGCAACAGCAAGTGCAGTTGTAACACGTAGAGGCAATGACAGTTTTCGGGGTTTATTCTCTGACACTTGGGCTGTAAAGGCCACTTTAAATGCAGGTTCTTTGGTTGATGGCGCAGGCGAAACTGATGACATTACGATCCCAGGCGTTGCCTTGGGTGACATGGTTATCGGTGCATCTTTGGGCGTTGATTTGGTAGGTTTGACTGTGACAGGTTATGTCTCAGCCGCAGATACTGTCAAATTCCGTATCCAAAACGAGTCTGGCTCAACTGCTGACTTGGCATCCACCACTATGCGAATTGTTGTAGTTCGTATGGTCTAAAGATCGGGGGGCTTGTCCCCCCTTTCTTCATTAAGGTATTAAATGGCTTTGTTCAAATGCACCCGTTCAGGTAATGTTGTCGAGTTTAGGCACGACTTTGACATTATCGAAATGCGTAGACACCCAGAATACACAGAGGTTGATACTTCTGCTGTTGTAGAGGTGGAAAAGGTTGATGGAACAAGGCAAACGCTGACTTTGAAGAAACCTATGGGGCGACCCCGTAAGGAACAATTGTTATGAGTGATATTGACGCACGAGATTTTGGCAAGTTAGAGGCACAGGTTGCCTCCTTGCAGACTGAGGTTCACCAGTTAGCCACCGATGTCAAGGCGCTCCTTGAGTTGGCAAACAAGTCTAAAGGTGGCTTTTGGATGGGCATGACCATAGCATCTATGGCTGGTGGTGTAATTACATTTGTTGCTGGTAAATTACTTAAATAAGGGGAAATCCTATGCCGATGGTTGGAAAAAAGAAGTTTGCCTACTCTGAAAAAGGCGAAAAAGAAGCAAAAGAATATGGCAAGAAAAAAGGTATGCCTGTGACCATTATGATTGCTGTTGGCAAGCCAAAAGGTATGCCTATGCGTGGTCAGCGTACTGCAACTAACATGATGAAGAAATCAGGGAGAGGCAAATGAGTTCATTATCTGGGGCAAGAACCCTATTAAATGCAGTAACTGCAAGTGGTGCTTCTACTGCTGTGCAAGCAGATGCAGGACAACCCGCATTTCTGCAAGTTACAGGCATAACAACCGCTACTGTTGCTTTCCAAGGAAGTCTTGATGGGACAACATTTGCAACGATTGGTACTGCTTTGACTGCTGATGGCATTGTCACTATTGCCAATGCGCCAAAGTATTTGAGAGCCAACTGTACAGCCTACACCTCTGGAACTATTACAGCAAAGGTCTTGTATTAGTATGAAAAAGACTAAAGCACAAGCCAAGATTAGTAAAGTCATGCGTGAGTACAAGGCAGGTGATCTGCACTCAGGCAAGGGTGGTAAGGTTGTTAAGTCTCAGAAACAAGCCATCGCAATTGCATTATCAGAGGCTGGAAAGGCGAAGAAGAAATGAAACAAGGACTTTATGCCAATATCAATGCCAAACAAGCAAGAATTAAGGCTGGCTCTGGTGAACGGATGCGGAAAGTTGGTAGCAAAGGTGCGCCAACTGCCAAAGCGTTTATTGAGTCTGCTAAAACCGCAAAGAAACCAAAAAAGGTGAAGTGATGAAAACTCCCGCTTGGCAACGCTCCGAAGGTAAAAATCCTAAAGGAGGGTTGAACTCCAAGGGAAGATCATCTTATAATGCGGAAACTGGTGGTAATCTGAAAGCACCAGTTAAATCAGGGGATAATCCCCGTAGAGCAAGTTTCTTGGCTCGTATGGCTGGTAATAGCGGTGCTGAGTACAAGAATGGTGAACCGACAAGACTGCTTCTTTCGTTAAAAGCATGGGGTGCAAACTCCAAGGCTGACGCAAAGGCAAAAGCCAAGTCTATTTCCGAACGAAATAAGGCAAAGGCAAAATGAGAGCATTATCAGTTGGTGTTAGTCCTACGGCGGCAGTAGACACAACAGTCTATACCTGTCCTACGGGCTATTACGCCAAATTTACTGTAATGTATATACACAATACAGGTGGCTCTACCAAACATATAACTGTTCAATGGTTTGACGCAAGTGCTAATACCACTCTTGATATATTGACTAATTACGATTTCACAGCAAAAACCTACTTGCAGTTTGATGGCAACGCCTACATTGTTTTAGAAGAAGGCGACAAAATAAAAATAACTACTCAGTCTGCAAGTTCATTCAGTTTTATAGCAACATTTGAACAAGTGGGGTTGACCAGAGCATGACCTATTTAGAACTGATTAACGATGTATTGGTTAGATTGCGTGAACCAACTGTATCTACTAACCTAGAAACAACTTACTCAACCCTGCTTGGCAAGTTTGTCAATGATGCAAAGCGTCAGATTGAGGATGCCTTTGCTTGGAACGTATTAGTCCAAACTATCACAGTTACCACAGTTGCAAACACTTCTTCCTATTCCCTCACAGGGGCTGGTCAGAAGTTCCAAGTCTTAGACGCAATCAATACCACTAGCCTTTTGGGGATGAAAAACATTGATTTTGTCACCATGAATCGCAACATCAACTTCTTACCTGTGGGTACTTCAGCACCTACTGACTATGCTTTCAATGGTGTGGATGGCAACTACGATACAAAAGTAACTCTCTATCCAGTTCCCGATGCTGTATACACAGTTAAATTCTCTTTAGCCATAGCACAAGCCAATTTGTCTGCTGACGCTACTGTGGTGCAAGTACCTGATGTTTTGGTGGCTCAGAACGCCTATGCAAGAGCATTGGTGGAGCGTGGTGAAGATGGTGGATTGTCTTCCTCAGAGGCGTATGCGCTATACAAATCAATGTTGTCAGACCATATTGCTTTGGAGGGTACACGTTATCCTGATCGTGGGGAGTTTGTAGCGACATGAGCCAAGCAATCCAAGTCTCTAGCATAAGCGCACCAGGCTTCTACGGGTTAAACACCCAAGACTCGCCTTTGGACTTGAATCAAGGGTTTGCTTTAGTCGCCACCAATTGTGTGATTGACCAATATGGACGCATTGGGTCACGCAAAGGTTGGTCAAGGGTTAACGCATCTTCTGGCGCATTGGGTGCAAATGATGTTGGCGTAATACATGAGTTAGTTCAGGCTGATGGCACTTTGACTGTGCTGTTCTCTGGAAATAACAAGTTGTTTAAGTTGGATGGGTCTAGTGCTGTTTCAGAGTTGACCTATGGTGGTGGCGGTACTGCCCCTACCATCACAGCAAACAACTGGCATTGCACATCCTTAAATGCAATAACCTATTTCTTCCAAGCAGGGCATGATCCTTTAATCTTTGACCCTACTGTAAGTGCAACCACGTATAGACGTATTTCTGAGAAGTCAGGATATGTTGCTACTGTTCCGAATGGAAACATCGCTATATCGGCTTATGGTCGCTTGTGGGTGGCAGGTGTGCCAACACAAAACAATACTGTTTACTTCTCTGACTTGTTGACTGGTCATGTTTGGTCTACTGGAACTTCTGGTTCTTTAAATGTAGACAGGGTATGGCCTAACGGGGCAGATGAGATCACAGGATTAGCGGCTCACAATGGCTTTCTAATCATCTTTGGCAAGCGTCAAATCTTGGTGTATGCCAATGCAACTACGCCATCTACCATGACTTTGAGTGACACAGTTGGTGGTATTGGTTGTATAGCAAGGGATACGATTGCTTCTACGGGTAAGGACATTCTCTTCCTATCTAACTCAGGCATACGCTCGTTTGCTAGAACGATTATTGAGAAGTCAGCCCCATTGGGAGACTTGTCTAAGAATGTACGCAACGATCTGTTGTCCACCATTGCTGGTGAGACTTTAGCCAATCTAAAGGCTGTTTACTCAGAAAAAGATGCTTTCTACCTGATAACTTTCCCATTGGTTAAGCAAGTGTTCTGCTTTGACACAAGATTGCAGTTGCAAGATAACTCATTCAGAGTAACCACATGGGACTCTATTGAGCCAACTGCTTTGCTTTCCCGTAGGAATGGTGACTTGCTGATTGGCAAAAATGGATATATTGGTAAGTATGGGACGTATTTAGACCATACAAGCAGTTATCGTTTCTTGTACTACACAAACCATGCTGATCTAGGCGATCAAGCGATTACTTCTATATTGAAGAAATTGTCTATTGTTGCTATTGGTGGCTCAAACCAGTTTGTAACAATGAAGTGGGGATTTGACTTCTCTACTAACTACTTAGCCGCAACAACCTTTATTCCGACACAAGGAACGTCAGAGTATGGGGTTGCTGAATACAACAATCCAAACAATCAGGTTGTGACGATAACCAATGCAAGCCCTGCGGTTATCACATCTGTTGATGGCTCTTCATTTGTGTTGAACAATCCAATAACTTTGACAACTACTGGAACTTTGCCATCAGGTCTAAGTACAGGAACAACCTATTACTGCGTTAATGTCTCTACAACTACTTGTAATCTGTCTTTGACCTCTGGTGGTACAGCAATCAACACAACAACAGCGGGTAGTGGTACGCATACGGCAGTACACGCACAGCCTTCTGTGACTAACGAGTATTCAGATGGTGTTTCGTTGCAGAACTTACAAGTCAACGCAAGTGGTTCTGGCAAGGTTGTGCAAACTGGTTATGAGACTAATATTTCAGGCAATGAATTATCTATTCAGAAGATTGAAATTCAGTCTAAACGTGGCAGATTAAGTTAAGGGGAAGAAATGACAAATTATGTGAAATCAACAAACTTTGCTACTAAAGACAATCTTGCGTCTGGTGATCCATTAAAGATTGTTAAGGGTACAGAGATAAATACTGAGTACGACAACATTGCTATTGCTGTTGCTACTAAGGCAGATGTTGCATCTCCTACTTTTACTGGTACGCCTACATTGCCTACTGGCACTATTGCAACTACGCAGAGTTTTGGCAATAGTTCAACCGCAATAGCAACTACTGCTTTTGTTCAAGCGGCAATGGCGGCATTATTTCCAGTTGGAGCAATATATACAGCAATTGTTTCAACCAATCCAGCAACATTGATTGGCTTTGGGACATGGACTGCATTTGGTGCTGGTCGTGTAATGGTTGGTTTTGACTCTAGTAATGCGTTGTTTGATGCGGCAGAGGAAACTGGTGGTAGTGCTAATGCTATTGTTGTAAGCCATACTCACACAGCAACTGTTACTGATGCAGGTCACGCCCATACATACTCTAGCCCTGCTGTTGGTGGCGTACTTGTTAATGCGGCGGCTCCTACTGGTGGTGGCACAGAAAATACAGGAACAGCAACTACTGGAATTACTGTGGCTAACTCAACAGAAGGCTCTAGCGGTACAAATGCTAACTATCAGCCATACATAACTGTCTATATGTGGAAACGCACAGCGTAAGGAATTGATGATTGAAAACACCAGTAGTTGTAAAAAATGACTATGTTGTGTACTTTGAGGAAGATTGCGGCTTTACTTTTATTCATTGTGATTGCATGAGATGGAACAAAAGCGTTAAAAGACAATTAAAAGTTGATTTTGACAAATTGTTCAAGTCCTACAAAAAGGATATTTATGCAATACATGAAGTGGGTGATGCAAAACATGAGAAGTTTGTAAGAATTTTTGGGTTTGATTATTTGAAAGATTTTGTTGGTATGGACGGCAAAGCAAGACAAATGTTTGTTAGGAGAACATAATGGGAATGGATTCATCAATTATTGGCGGAGGGCTTTCGCTATTAGGTTCAGTACTTGGTGGAAGTTCTGCATCTGATGCGGCACAGGCTTCTGCTAATGCTCAACTTGAAGCATCAAGGATGGCGGCAGAAGAGGCTCGTTTCCGACCAATTGGAGTAACCACACGATTTGGGCAATCTCAGTTCGGATTTGACCCATCTGGGCGACTCTCAAGTGCTAGTTACACAGTATCTCCTGAGTTACAAGCCTATCAAAATCGCTTGATGGGATTGGCTGGTGGTGGCTTAACCCAAGCAGAACAAGCAGGACAACAGTATGCGCCTCTAAGTGGTGCGGCTACTGGTTTGTTCAACCTTGGTCAGCAGTATTTAGCGCAAACTCCTGAACAGGTTGCCGCTCAATACATGGCAAGTCAACAAGATTTGCTTGCTCCTAGTCGTGAGAGACAGATGTCTCAGTTGCAAAACCAATTGTTTCAACAAGGTCGTGGTGGATTGTCAGTAGGTGCTACTGGTGCTAGACCTAGTGGAGCGCAAGGATTGGGTGCTACAACCCCTGAGATGGAAGCCTACTACAACGCTATGGCACAACAAGATGCGGCTTTGGCGGCACAAGCACAACAGGCTGGACAGCAACAAGTTGCCTTTGGCACAGGATTGTTTGGTCAGGGTGCTAACTTGCTTAACCAATATCAAACTGGTCAAGTTGGTGCATTGTCTCCATTCCAAGCGTACTTGGCGGCTACTCAAGGCATTGAGTCTTTGGGTCAAGCACCTTTGGATATTGGCGCACAGTTGGGTGGTCGTGCGGCTACTGCTGGCGCACAGGCAGGCCAGTTTTTATATGGTGGCGGAATGGGTGCGGCAAGAACTATGCAACCAGCCAACGCATTGAACCCATTTGCAAGAACCATTGGTAACCTTGCTGAAAGTCGTGAGTTCACAACGGGATTAGGTAACTTGTTTGGTGGAACTAACGCAAACATAGCAAGAGGCAATGCTTTTATGGCAGGCTCTGACTACTCGGTTTAAAGGAATAATCATGGCAACAGATTCAATAGTAGGCGGTTTGTTTGGGATAACTCCTGAGTCGTATCAAGATACCAGACAACTGCAAGAACAAGCACGGGCACTTCAACAGGCTCAGTTAGACCCCTATGAGGCGGTTAACTACATGGCGGCTAGGGCTGGTCAGCAACTAGGTCGTGGCATTGGTGGGTTATTGGGTGGTCAAGACCCACAGTTACAGATAATCAGCGCACGAAATGCTGTTATGCGTGAAGTTGACCCTAACAATCCTGAGTCAATAATGGCTGGCGCACAAAAATTGGCACAAGTTGATCCTGAAGGAGCAACAAGATTGGCTAATTATGCTAGAGAAGCACAACTCAAGTTGTCGCAAGTAACAAGAAATTTACGTGAGCGTCAAGGTCTTGATCCTGTACAGCAAATTATTAGGTCTGGTAAATATACTCCTCAAAGTATTGCAGAGTATGAGCAAACAGGCGACATAAATAGGTTGGCATTAGTAGAAAAACCAAATCAAGGTGGCTTGCCAACAATTGCCAAGTTGCAATCTTATCGACAGTCTTTGGTTGACCAACTGGGAGAAAATGATCCAAAAGTCAAAGAAGTAGATCAGGTAATTAAGGCCGAGACTCAAGGAAAAGGTACAACTGTAAATGTTGGACTGTCTACTGTTGACAAAGAATCTAACTTACGCAATAACTTTACTGCTGAAACAAAGCCGCTAACAACAGCAATATTAGCGGCAGATAAAATAGAAAGACTGTTAAAAAGCAATAGTTCATTGGGCGACATTATTGCCAAGAAACAATTTGCCAAAGTTGCTGGAGATAACAATATTTCCAATAGGGATGTTGCTGAATTGGCTAACTATGGCGATCTCGGACAACGATTGGCTGGCACTATGTCTCAATTCTTTGAAGGCAAATATACCCAAGGTCAACGTGAAGAAGCACTTTCTTTAGTTAACCAGTTAAAAGGTGATGCAACTGACAAATATTCCGTTATTCAGAAAGACTATAAGGGTCGTGCTGACGCAGAAAATTTGCCTGCAAAAACATCTAAGTTTATTGCTCCTGATTTACCAATCAAAGCACAAGCATCACTTCCTCCTGAAGGAACTAAGTTGCGTAATAAGAAAACTGGAAAGATTGAAATTGTTAGTGGTGGAAAACTTGTACCTACGGAGTAAACATGGCAACTACATATAACCCTGATGACTATGAAGTTGTAACGGATGCGGAAACGCCTCCCATGACAACGGGGCAGTATCTTGGACAACGAGCATTGCGTGGTCTTGGTGCACCAATTAGTGCCGCCGCTGGCCCAGGCATGGGGTTCGCTACTGCCGCAACAGGATTTGCTCCTTTGGCGATGGGGACTCCTGCCGCAACACCTACCGCAGAAGAAATAACAGATGCCGCCAATAAGGTGCGTCAGTCTTTAGGAATGACTACGCAAGCATTGCCAAAACAAGGACTATTCACAAGTATTGTTGGTGCTGGTTTGGAAGAAGGGTTAAATCCTTACAACTATTTAGTGCCTGGTGGTTCTCGTTTGCTAACCGCTTTAACGCCTACTGCAACCGCCATGTCTTCTGAACTAGGTGGTCAGGCAGGCGAGGCTTATACAGGTACAGAAGGCGGTAGAACAGTTGGATCACTAATTGGTGGTTTTTTAAACCCCTCTGTATTAGTAGAAACAGGCTTAAACCAAATAACCGCCGCCAAGTCTCTTAATCCTGAAAAACTAAATGGATTGCTTAAAGAGTTTGGCGATCAAAAAGCGGCTTTAATGATTGCTTCCGCTTATACAGCAGACCCAAACTTAAAGGCAAACTTACTTCGTGCCGCAGAATTACAAGCATCCACAGGCGTAAAAATACCTTTATTAGCCGCCGCTGAAGGCTCTAATGTGTTGATGCAGACTGCCCGTAGTTTGTCGGCTAGAGACTTGAACTTCCAAGCAAAGTATGCTCAATTAGAGCAAGAAGCCGCCGCTCAACTTGCCGCAAGACAAGGAAAGATGTTTGGTTCTATTTCTGAGGCAAAGATGGCTAATGCTTTGGGTGCGCCTACAAAAGTAGCACCAAAGATAGAACAACGTATCCGTACTGTTGATGAACAACTTGCTGATATGGGCTTGGCGTTTGAAAGGGCTAACTATCAAGAGATTGGGGACAAACTCCGTAACTTAGTTGCCGCTAAAGAAACTACTGTTCGCAAAGACTTATCTACCAAATACGATAGCGTAATCTCTGCCGCAGAAGATAAAGGCTATAAAGTTTCATCAGAAGAAACTGGAAGACTCTATGATTTTGTCAATCAGGAACAAAACGATGACATTTTCAAGCGTTTTCCTACGCTTTATCCATTGATTAAGGCTAAATTTAGACCTACTGTGTCTGAGCCAAGTCTGATTGTTGATCCTACAACTGGTCAACCAATGCTCCCTGCATCAAGAGAGTTTCCTGAAGCCTCTATGAAAGACCTAGATAGCCTTAAAAGGGCTGTCAATGACTCTATTCGCAAGGCTGATGCTGTTCAATTGCCAACATTGGTTGAGTTGAAAAAACAAGTTGGGCAGGTGATTGACAATATGCCTGGCAATCTTGGTGATGCGTACAAGGCAGTTGACAAAGAATATTTGGCTAGAGTTGGCATCCCCTATGGTGCTAAAACAGTTCAAGATGTCAAATACAAAGACTTTGTTGAGCAATCAATTCCTGCAATCACCAAAAATAGAACGGCTTTAACTGACTATTTGGCAAGCGTTGATCGCAAAGATGGGATAAATCTTGTGCAAGATGCTTTCTTTGCTGATGCAACCCGATATGGCGTGGTTAAGGATGGAGTTCTAGACCCTAAGAAACTTGCTAGATATATTGAAGTTAACAAAGACACATTAAGTGCTGTTCCAGAAGTAAGACAATCTTTGCAGAACATCTCTGGTGATGGACTTGAATTGACTGCAACCATTGGAAAACTTAATGACTTGAAGAAGGTTCAAGATGCTCAAGATAGTGCCAAGATAATGCAGAGATTTAACACATCTGGTTTAGATGGTGTTGCCGCTGACTTTATTAGAAGCCCTGATTTCCGTAGACAGTTTATGTCGCCAGGCGGTGCAGGTCGTAACCAACCAGCCATTAACACTTTGAGGGCTAAGTTGGTGGATGACGCATTAAATTCTAATAATCCAATCCAATACATCCAAGAAAACCAAGTTGCTTACGATAAGTTGTTTGGTGGTCAGTATTACAAGGTTTTGAGTGATTTGGCAGAAACTGCTGGAAAACTAGAAAACAAGTTGTTTATCAATACGCCATTGAAAACTGTTCAGCGCACAGGATTTGAGGAACAAACAGGCGTTTCTCCCGCTGGTTTAGTCTCTGTATTGCGTGATCGTGTGGCTGGAGTGACCTATAAAGGCATTAACTTGCTAAGTCGTTTCTATGTAAATCAGATTGACAACACAACCAAAGATGAACTTGGTAGGTTCTTGACTGATCCAGATGCGGTTATGAAAGTAAACCAAGCCTTTAAAAAGATTGGCAATGTTGACCCACAGGATGTTAGCCAAAGGGCAACCAAACTTGCAGGTGATTTATTTGGTGGCGTAGCGCATACATTGGTTCGCAGAGGTATTGCAGTCGGTGGAGTTGTAGGTCAGCAACAACCTGAACCTGCAATTAAGTCCGAAATGTATAGCCCATCTGATTACGAAATCGTGGAGTAACCCATTGATCCTTTTTCTCTCCTCATGTTGGCGCAAGGTGCAGTTGGCTTTATTAAGCAAGGCTGTGCAATGCTCCATGAGGGGCGAATGGAACTCGAAGGTGCTAAGAAGACAGTTGAAGGTGTCCTTGCAGATGTCAAGGCAATCAAGGGCATTTGGCAATGGCTCATTGGCCTACTTAGTGGAAAGCCAAAGTCCAAGCCAACAGAAGAAGCCCCCAAGCCTCTGGCGAAAGCGAAAACCGCTTCCAAGAAGCAACAGTCTTATGAGGAGATGGAACTCTTACTCATTAAGGACATTGGTGAGAAACTTGGTCTTTTATTCGATACACAACAGCAAATCAACAATCACTATCGGTCATTAGAGGAAGAATCAAAGAATGTCTATGATCCTGACCAAAATAGTAGCAAGAAAGCGATTGAGAGGACTCTAATTGAGTTGCAACTTGAGAAACTGATGGAACAAGTTAGGGAGGCGATGGTGTATGCGCCCTCTGAGTTGAAGGACT